TATTCTCATTATTATTAGAAATATAAACTTCGGTTGGTTTTAATCTTCTTTTTGGAGCACGATGTTCAAACCCTTCTTTTCTCTCTTTTAAAATAATATTCCATATTTCAAGTATTATTGGTACTGCAGCTTCGAACCATTTCTTATTTCGTTTTACTACAACGCATGAGAATTCATCTAAATACCAATAATTCTCTTTTATTAAAATATGGTCATTCATTTCTTCTATTGTATCGTTTTTCCACTTTGCAATATTCTCTTCATTAATAACAGTATTTAATGGTAAATATTTGTATATTGTTTCATTATTTTTAATAAAATACAAAACAAGCCCTTTATATTCTTGATTGTCATTATAAAACTCTTCAATATTATTAAATTCTATAAAACGCGTTTCAAGAAAATCACATATTTCTAAGTCACATGTTTCTAATTGCATTTGCATTTGTATCCAATATTCATCTTTAGGTATACCATTTATTTCACGATTGTAAATATTTTTAACTTCTAACATTCTTCCAAATTTATTTGAATCTGGATTTATATTAATTCCGTCTGGGGAAGCACCTATATATTTATATTTGGGGTGTTGAATACAACCATAATCCTCTATATTGGTATTATACTTTTCTTCATAAATTTTAATTGATAATGGTTCAAATACATTTCCCCAAGTTAAACTACCACCTTTAATTTTATTTGAAGATAACGGATCAAATGGTTTACATTTTTCATAAATTAGACTATTGCGATTAGCTTGGCTTGAAAATGCTTTCCAAATATTACTAGCTGTAAGTAATCCATACCTATATTCATACCATTCCATTGTTCGTTGTTTAGGTTGAGGTATATTGTTTATTATTTCTATTTTTTTTACAATGTCTTCATTATCCGGAATATTGCTTATTTCGCAATATTCTCTTAGAGGAAATTCTTGGTAAATATTAAAGAAATTAAATACAAATTTTTTTACAAATTTTTCTATATCTTCTTCATGTTCATCATTGCATAATCTAATATCTTTCCATAAATCGAAATAATAAGAAGAAATACTGTATATTAAATTATCGTAAAAATTTTTATTATTATATAACATGATATTATCATTTAACTCAGTATAAATATACTCATATACCGCGGTTTCCCAATCGATATAATCATTTTCGCTTATGTCTTCTAAAAAACACATTTAATTATTACTAGTTTTTTTAATATTAATTAAACCGAATAGTTAATTTCAATTTTTAAGTATCTATATTTATTGAACAATCTACATTCATTGAACAATCTTCATTTAGAGTGAATTTTATAGTATCAGTATTATTTTTTACCGTTATTCTTTTAGGCGCTAGAGATTTAATTGTAGAAATCCTTTTTTCACATTGCTTTAACGTGAAATTACGAGTTGATTGATTGAATAATAAAGCAGGAATATTATCAATCGTGCAATTTTCTTTATTATATACAACGTCTTTTGTTTTATTTAATTTGTTTTTATCTAAACAATCGATTAAAAACACTTTTAATCCTTTTATTTGTTTTTGTGATAATGAATTCGTTTTTCCATATTTATCGGCATAATTGCTTATTTTTTTAATTTTCATGGTTTTATCTATTTTATTCCAAGAATCACTTTTATTCTTATTTTTTTCTTTTTCTAGTAGCTCATCGAGATTTATATTTTCACTTGGTACATAATCACAAACTGAATTTGTGTACATCTATATATAATATAAAAGGAACGTTCTATTTTCTTTTTAAAAATATATAAAAAGATATGGACAATAAAATAATTACACTACCAAAAGAAAAAACGATTAAAGAAAAGGTTAAAGAGAAAAAGGATAGATTAATATTAGAGAAAGAAAAATGGAATTTGGAAGATCAGTATTTTGAACCAAATATTCAATATGAAATATTAAAAAAAAAAATTAATACAAATGTTTACAAAAAAATGATACAACAAATTCAAAGGAAGATATCCAGTTACAAGGCACAAGATAAAGAAAAAAATTTATTTGATGATGACAAATTTATAAATATGGAAATTGTATTAGAAAAAATAGAAAAAAGCGTTATGAAATGTTTTTATTGTAGCGAAGATGTGAAAATATTATATAAGATGGTAAAAGATCCTAAACAATGGAGTGTTGAACGTATCAATAATGATTACGGTCATAATATTGATAATTTTGAAATTGCTTGTTTAAAATGCAATTTAAGTAGAAGAACCATGTATCATGAACGTTATTTATTTACAAAACAATTGAATATTGTAAAAAATGATATATAAAAATTATTTGTTTTTATATAATGGAATTATTGGATGTACATAGAAATATATATGATAGATTAGATACATTTTATAATAATAATAATATTCCTAATATTATATTTCATGGTTGCTCTGGATCTGGTAAAAAAACAATTGTGTATAGTTTTTTAAATAAAATATATGATAATGATAAACAAAAATTAAAAAAAAATATTATGATAGTAAATTGCGCCCATGGAAAAGGTATTAAATTTATTCGCGAAGAATTGAAATTTTTTGCAAAAACTAATTTACAATATAATGCAAATATTAAGTTTAAAACAATTGTATTATTAAATGCAGATAGTTTAACAAATGATGCACAATCTGCATTACGTAGATGTATTGAATTATTCAGTTATAATACACGTTTTTTTATTATTGTTGAAAATAAATACAAATTATTAAATCCTATATTATCACGATTTTGTGAAATATACATACCTGAATATATGGAAAATACAAAAATAATCAATTTGCATAAAAAATACATGAATACAATATTAAATATCGATTTACAACAACAATTGAAACATGAATGGTTTAAAAAAAATATGAATTTAGAATTGAACCATATTTATCTATTAAATAAAAGTGTTGAAATATATGAACAGGGTTATTCATGTTTAGACTTAATTGAATATTATAAAAGTAATAATGAATTTGATGAAAAAACAAAGTCATTAATAACACTTTGTTTTAATAAAGTAAAAACTAAATTTAAATGTGAAAAATTATTATTATTTTATATGCTTGATTTTATTTATTTACGTAATAACAAAGAAATTCATGATTTATAATTCTAATTCATGATCAAATGTTTTATCAAATTTCATTTTTACAAAACATTTTAAGCATACTAAACAATCTACTAATGAATTATGCAAATTATTAGGAGTTTCGTTAAATAACTTTTCATATAATTCAATTAGTTTTGGATTTTTTTTATAATTTCCAAATTTTCCTTTAATATAAATATTTGTTACATGTTTACCCATTAACATTGTACAGTGCAATTTCAATCCCCATAATTCATTGAACGTGTCGTTAAATAATACCCAAATATCACCAAATTTATTAATTTGTAATTTTTCAAAATTTCTTATAATCTCCAATTGTATCATTTTTTTATCAAACTCAATATTATGACCTACTATATTTTTAGAATTCATATAGTAAGTGTAAAATTCATTTAATGCCTCAATTATACTTACACCATTGTCACACATTTCTTTAGTTATTTTATTGATTTTAAACGCTTGACTATTAAAATCAATTTCATCTGTTTGTTTTATATATTTGTTGTATGTTTTAACTATTTCATTTGTATTTTCATTATAAATAATAAAACTCAATTGAACAATATAAGGATAATTACATTTCGTTATATCTTTAGTGTCTTTTGGCCAAAGACCATTTGTTTCCGTATCAAATACTATAATTAAATTGTCGTCCATAGTGTTTATGATGGTTTATTAAAAAAATATTTTTTTTTCAATTTTTATATTTTATTGTATTATAAGTAAATAATTATATTTAAATAATATATATGTCTAGTAAAATTCAAACTAAAGAAGAATTTGATGAAGAAATAAATGAAATAAGATCATTAATAAATGCACAAACAGAAACGGTTGATAATAATATTCAATTGTCTACAGAAAATAATCAATTAATTCGAAATGTTGATAATACAATAGCAACACGTAATGAAGCATTAGATCAACAAAATGCACAAAATAGTAGTTTAATTCAAGAAAAAACTCAATTAGAAAATGATTTACAAGCATTAAGAGATAAAAATAATAATTTGAAAGCAGAAAAATCTATTATAATTTCAACTTTTAAAAATGATGAACAAAAAAATCAAAAAAATTTTGATGATTATAAATTCAACTTCGAAAAGAAACGCGAACGAGAAATAAATGCAACCAAAATAGGCTTTATAAACCAAATAAATTCTTTAAATCGTACTAATTTAGATTTAAATCGTGCTAATTCAGATTTAAATCGTGCTAATTCAGATTTAAATCGTGCTAATTCAGGGTTAAAATCTCAAATTGAACAAATAGGTTCTCAACTTCAAGAAATAGATATTAAAAATCAGAATGAATATATTAAAAATAGAAATGTAGCTGAAAAAATTATATATGATTTAAAAAAAGAGAAGCTGAAATTAGAAGATCAACTTGAACAAATAAATAATCAAGGTGATAATTACAATGAAAATCAAGGTGATAATTACAATGAAAATCAAGGTGACAGTGATAGTGACAGTGATAATGATAGTGACAGTGATAGTGACAGTGATAGTGACAGCGACGGTGACAGCGATAGTGATAGCGATAGTGATAGTGACGATCCTTTTAGAATAGATGAACAATGTGAGTTTGATGAAGAAGAATATGAAAAAAAAAAGAAAGAAATCTCTTTTACTAGATATTTAAATAGTGTTATTTTTGATGGTTGTTTTGCAAAAACATTGATAAATAATTCATCAATAATACATAAATATATATCTTTAAAAGAAATAGACCAAAATATTTTAAAATATATCAAATTACTAGAAACAACAATAAAACGTAATTATAATAATAAGGAAGTACAAAAACTACCATTTAATAATTTCAAATCATTTATTAATACTAATTTTTATTTCGATAATACAAACAATAGAAAAGTTAGTTTACATGATTTTTTGGAAATAGCCAAACCAGATAATTCTAATATATTTACAGAAGAAAATGAAAGTCATATTAATGAAGCCTTTGAATTTTTGTTTAATTTATATAAATGGATGAAATATTTACACGTTGCAAAGAATGTAACGAATGCAGTAAACGAAGGTATTAAATATGATAAATATACTTATGCAACAGAAAAAGTATCTATTCGTAGGAAAACGAAAGATATAACTAGATTTAATGGTGTTTATGATATTGTACGAAGTAAATTACAAATCTTTTTGAAAGATGATGAAATAAACCGTCCGGAATTTGTAACATATAATACCAGTTCAAAATTTGGTTATACTAGAATACCAAGTTCAAATAATATTAGTTCTGATGAAGATGAATATATAAATACTCCTTTTTATGAGTATTTCAAACAGTGGATAAATAAAGAATTACAAATAGATGAAAAGTTAATCAGAGATCACATATTGGAGAATGAAGATAAAATATCAAAAAAAATAATAGGCGACAATATATTGTTATTTCCACCAGAATTATTTTTAAATAAATATACAATAAATAATAACGATTTGTTATTTGATGATAATTTAATGATATTAATAACTGTTGAACAAAATAAATTTTTAATAGAGTTTAAATTTAAACAAAGTGATGATAGTATTATTAGTAATCAAATATTTATAAACGATGATTTTTCATTAACTCATGCATCTCATACTTATTTGCCGTTTTTTATTAAAATGATAAAGATTAAAAATAGTTTAAGTATAGGCATTCAACAAAGTGTTCCTTTACCGCAAATAATTAAGAAATATTTACCACCAAAGCAAAAAATTGATATTGGTTATCAAATAGAAAATGTTTTCACAAGTGAAAAATCAAAAACTCAAAAAAAATCAATAAAAAAAACAGAAAACTTTGAGAACCTATTACAAGAATTTATTGATGCATTAATGACACAAAAATCATTAAATGATATAGATCATTTAGGTGAAATTAGATTAGTAAATAATGATAAGTTTGACCAAGGTTTATATTTAAAAGATAATTTAAATAATATTACTGGTTTAATAAAAAATGAAGGTGATGTTGGTTTAGGTGCAGTAATTTTGAGTATATTAACAAATAGTATTTTTTTTAATTCAACAAAAAGAAAATTTGTTTTTAATGAAAATACAAATAGTATTTTTGAATATATTGTAAAATCAAAGATTTCTAGAGAACTTCCATTTCTTTCAGTAAAACTATTAGGATTTAAAAGTGGTAAAACAACTTATTTGGAAAGATATTCTGAGTTTATTTCAAAAGCTATTCAAGATCCAGAATTATATAACACATTAATTAACGTTATTAATGAATGCATAAAAATAAAAAATAAAGAAATGACCTTACCTACAATAGATCAATTAGATAAATGCGTAAGTGATAATAAGTTTTTTAAGAAACGCCTATTTGGTGTTGATACAAAGAAAATGAATGTGATTATTACTTGTTATTTCATTATTTATGTGTTTTATTATTTAAATTATAACAAATTGTATAATCCAAATCATAAAGATGATGAGGATGATGAAGAATTTGGTGGAAAACCCAAAAGACGTCGTAGAATTAATAAGAAAAAAGTAAAACGTACAATCAAACAAAGAAAACATATTAAAAGAAAGACCTTAAAAAATAAATAATGTTATTATTATATTATAATAATGACATTCAAAATAATATCTATTGAGGGTAATATTGGAGCTGGTAAAACAACATTCATGAGTAAATTAGAAGAAAAAAATACTGATAAATCAATAATATTTGTTCGAGAACCTGTAGATATTTGGGAAAATTACACAAATAGATACGGAGAAACATTATTATTTAAGTATTATAAAAATCCAGAGCATTATTCTTTTGTATTTCAATTAGTAGCATTAACCACAAGATTAAAACTATTAAAAGAAACAATAAAACAAAATCCTCAAGCAAAAATATTTATTTGTGAAAGATCGCTAGAAACAGATAAAGAAATATTTGCAAAAATGTTACATGATGATGGGTATATTGATGATATTATGTATCGCGTATATACAGAATATTTTAATGATCATGTAACGGAAGAATTTAAAACCTCTGGTATTATTTATATAAATACATCAGATATTAACTCTTTTAATCAAATAAGAAATAGAAATAGAAAAGGTGAAGATAAAATAACATTACCTTATTTACATAAATGTAATTTATTTCATTTAATATGGTTAAGAGATTGTAATATTCCTGTTTTAAAGATGTCTTCTAAGTATAATGAAAATAACGAATTTATTATATATCGTTTTTTACAGAAGGTTTTGATGTATAATATCTCACGTGATAATGAAAAAATATAAATAAACTAAAAAATATTAATAGGTCTATATTTCAATAAATCAATATTTGTATGTTCTCTATTTAATTGAAATTCTTCGTTTCCGTATAATTCATTTAACAATAGCCATTCAAATAAACCTCCATAATATATAAATATTTCTTTTAATCCTAACTTTGTTAATTGATCATATTTTTTTTCTATATTATCATCACAACAATTTCTTCCATAAATTATAATAGGTTTATCTGGAATATTGTAGTTATTAATAAGTGTATTTATTAAATTTTCTTCTTGATTATAATGAATTGTGTTTTTTATTAATATATCTTGTTCTCCAATATTAAGTGTATTTATCAAAATATATTTTGTAGGGTTTGTAATTATTATTTTTATATCTTCAAATCCTATTCTTTTTTTAGAATTAGAATTAAAGATTGAGAACATTAAATTAAATAACATCAAATTTCTATATTTTTTTATGTTTTTTAAAATTAAAAATTGAATAATAAATATAAAATATTATTTTTATTATATATTTTAAATATGGATTTAACTCAAACAAAGCTAACCAAATCAGAATGGAATAATACAGAGGTACCTGTTCAAGACAATGAAAAATTTATATTAGATGTAATAAAAGACGGATATAATGACGTAAATGTTCGTTTAAATATAAACAAATCCATGTTACAAGTCATAAAAATAGAAAATACACCAGAAAATCAAAACTATTTATATGATAATTATTTTAGTAAAGATATTTCAAATATGATAAAAAAATACACATTAAACGGGTTTGAATTTGCAAATATTACAAAAAAATCTACAAAGAAACCGAAAAAAGTAGATATTATGCGAATAAATAATACAGATACTCAAATAAAATCATTGCGAAAAAAAATATATGAATATGTATTGATTGACATTTGTAGTGATTTAATGAAAGATCTATATAAGAAATTAAAATATCATGGATTTTATTTATATACATTAATTCAATTAAGAAAAAATAAAATAGAAAATGTTAATACGATGGTTTTACAATTTATAGATAAATTAATCATATTTGCAAAGCAGAATACAACTATAACTGAGGTGGTTAATAGCGCATATGATTTTATTGAAAAAAATCCTTATTTATTAAAATATGATGATATAACATTGTTTCCTCATCAAAAGGAACTATTTACAATTTTTAAGAATGATCAGCCAAAATTAGTTTTATATATTGCACCAACAGGAACCGGAAAAACATTATCACCAATTGGATTATCTCAAAATTATAAGATTATTTTCATTTGTGTATCAAGACATGTTGGCTTAGCATTGGCAAAATCTGCAATTTCGATGGAAAAAAAAATAGCATTTGCATTTGGATGCGAAACTGCATCTGATATAAGATTGCATTATTTTGCAGCATCAACCTATTCTGTTAATAGAAAATCTGGAGGAATAGGAAAAGTTGACAATAGTATTGGTGATAAAGTAGAAATTATGATATGTGATGTTCAATCTTATATTGTTGCAATGAATTATATGTTAGCTTTTAATAGTGAAACACAAATAGTTACTTATTGGGATGAACCAACCATAACTATGGATTATGAAGATCATGATTTACATAAACTAATAAATCGAAATTGGAAAGAAAATATGATTTCAAAAATGGTTTTGTCTTGTGCAACTTTACCAAAAGAAGAAGAAATACAAGAAGTAATCGTTGATTATAAATGTAAATTTGAAGGATCTCAAATACATACAATTATTAGTTATGATTTTAAGAAGTCTATTTCATTATTAGATACGAATTGTAATGTTATATTACCACATATATTTTATTCAGATTATGATGATATGAGAAAATGTATTCTTTATTGTGAAGATAATAAAACATTATTACGTTATTTTGATTTATCAAATATTATAAATTTAATTGTTTATATAAACACATATAATCTCGTAGATGAAACTTATAATATTGATTCTTATTTCTCAGATATATCAGAAATAACAATGATGTCTTTGAAAGATTATTATTTAATTTTGCTGAAACAAATTAACAGAGAGAATTGGATAAATATTCATAATCATTTTAAAAGTAATTTACAAAATAAACTTCAAGATAATAGTTTGAGAAAAACGAAAAGTGTGGATTTATCAAATAAATCTACTGGAACATTTTTAAGGAAAATACAAAGTGCTGATGGTACAATGAATGAACACTCTTTGCCTGGATTATTATTAACCACCAGGGATGCTCATACATTAACAGACGGACCTACTATATTTATGGCAAATGATATTAAGAAGATAAGTGATTTTTATTTAAAATCATCATACATACCTTCGAGTGTGTTTAGTGATATTATGAAAAAAATTGGTGTAAATAATTTCATACAAGAGAAAATGGATAAAATAGAAAGAGAATTAGATTTCAAATTAAATAAAGATGATGGTGATGAAAAACATACAAAGAAAAATGAAAGAAGAGAAGAATATGATCCAGAAATAAGAAAGATGTCTCAAGAATTGGAGAACCTACGTACGCAAATTTTGAATGTAAAATTAGACGATGTATATATTCCAAATACAAAACAACATCAAGAAGCATGGACCCATAATGTCTCTACTAATCCATTTGTACCAGATATAGAAGAGGATATAGTAAAAAAAATAATGGAATTAAGTGTAGACAATAATATGAAAATATTATTGTTATTAGGTATCGGAACTTTCGATAATGATATTGATGTAAGATATTTGGAAATAATGAAAGAATTGGCTTATGAACAAAAATTGTATATTATAATTGCATCAACTGATTATATTTATGGTACAAACTATTCATTTTGTCACGGATATATTGGAAAAGATTTGACAAATATGACACAACAAAAGATTATACAAGCTATGGGGCGAATAGGTCGAAATAAAATTCAACAAGATTATACTGTGCGATTTAGAGATGATAGTATGATTAGAAAATTATTCGAACCAATCGAACATAACATGGAAGCAATTAATATGAATAAATTATTTTGTAGTGATTAAATTATATATTATTCAAGTACCTCATCATTTAAAATCTCATAATTATATTGTATCATATTAAGCGTGTAATTTTAGATATTAAATCGTATTAGAAGAAAGAATATTACACCGTCCCCGAAAAGAAAAATTAGACAAAAACGTATTTATAACATAGATTTCATTAATTGTATTTCCTTTTCTTGTGTATCAATTATTTCTTTCGCTAATTTTTTTAATTTGAGATTACTTGTTTTATTATATATTTTATGAGATGTGGTTAATGCGGTAGAATGGTGAGGTATCATTCTTCTTAACCATTGTTTATCATCAACTAATAATTGTTGTCGTAATAATAGTATTGATACACCAATAGATAAAATAATTCCAACAGAGAAAACTAACATATTAAAATGTCCCATTGATAAATAATGAACAATCTCGTGTGCCCATATCATATTTGAAGCCATTAATAAACCACCATAAAATAGCGTTTGTGATATATACAAGTCTGAAAATCTATATGCTAATATATTCATAGGATTGAATAGCATACCAATAATGACCATTACGATAAACATAATAATTTGTCTTTTATATAAACTTGATTTCATTTATATATAATACAAAGATAAAATCGGCGTTTAAAATTACCAAGGGTGTAAAAAGAAACAAAGGGATATAGAAATATTTGGGGAAAATGACTATTGTTCTCAATATACAGAATTTGAAGATAAAATATACAATTAATTACAGTAACAAAATAATTGTAAAATAAAATTTTTGAATAATATAAAATTTTTTTATATTATTCTTAGCCTCCACCGCGGATCGAACGCGGGACCTTTTGCTTACAAGGCAAACGCTCTACCACTGAGCTACAAAGGCTTATATTTTATAATATAAAACATTTTTAAGTTATTTTTTAAATAACTATTTTATTTCTTCAGCCTTCTTCTTAGCCTCATCTTCAGCCTTCTTCTTAGCCTCATCTTCAGCCTTCTTCTTAGCCTCATCTTCAGCCTTCTTCTTAGCCTCATCTTCAGCCTTCTTCTTAGCCTCA